GCGGATTCTCGGTCTGCGATAAGCTTTGACCACAGTAGGGCCCTTTCGAGGCCTTTCTCATATGTCTCCCCCTTCGCTTGAAGTAAGGGAGCTAAGCATTCTACATAGAGGCTTAGGGGTATGGTATCAGTTGCTGCCTTAAGGTCGAAGGACCAATGAGGTTTTAACTCTCTCTTCCAATACGCGTCTACAGTTCCCTGTTGATCGAACGTCGCGTCCTGAGGATGCAACGTTTTGAGCAACCTGAAAAGGTAGTCATGTACGGATTTGAGAGCCAACTGTGTCCAATAGTCACATATAGCTACTGTCCGGAGTTTACCTCCGGGGGCGGCAAAGTTAAAGAGGCGACCAGTTATTGGAGAGCTTATATCGGCTACTTCCCTAGCTGGTTTGCTAGCGTCGAAGCAGTGTCCGATTAGCCCCCCAGCAGCACGAGCCGCGTTTAAGCAAAGCTTATAACGTTGCTTGTGAACTCCTTCTGGCGTGATCCATATCCTGTCTATAATTTCTTGTAGATAGGACTCGAGCGTACCGTCATTCGCATAACGGTGCGCAACGAAATGAGGTTCATCCACCATCTTGGTAAACCAAGACGAAGTGATGGAGTCATTATGGAAATCAAACCATTTAAGGGGGTAGTTGGTCTCACGAAGGCTCCATGCCTTCGCGTCTAGGATTACTCCTAGCAAGGAAACACTACCCCTGAGATTCACAGCTGCAGATCGAACTATAAGTCCTCTGCTATGAGCATACTCGTAGTAGGGCCGCTTACCTTTCGGTTGACGGGACGAAATCAACTGCGGCCATACTTCTTTGCAGAAGTATTGCCACTCATCGAAAATCTGAAGATCATCGATGCGCTTAGCTGACTTACGGATTGTGGAGTAGGCAGTCTCTGGGTCCGGCGTTTTCACGTCGAGAGCACGATAAATATTTAACATGCTCAACCAGAATCTGATCCACTTCATTTCTCCTCGTCTAATCAAGTCTCTGTATGCTCTCGGAATTACTTCCGGGAGACCAGATCTTAAACGGATTCTAATACCGAGGGGTTCGGTTGTCTCGAGGGGATTACCCGCGAGATAACTATATACTGCAAACATGGCGACTTTAAGTCTCTTTACCAGGAAAGCAGGTCCGTTGTTCTGTGTTATGGCCGCGAGATTCCTACAGAAGGGATTTATTCCTTCTAGTCGAAACTCCGGTACCTTCACTGACATGTAGTGGAGCAATTGTCTTGCCCACAGCATGCCTGTCCGAATCACGGTTGTTGGCGAAACGGTAACCATACCGTCTTTCATCTTGATATTACGAGATACAAAATTTCGTAAGCTCAGGAATGCTCTCCAGGTTAAACGATTAGTTTTATCCTGGAAGTATGCCTTGGAATCGAAAGGAACCCCTAAAGGGGGGGAATTTTGAGAAGAGGCTGGGAGTTCTGGCTCAGGTCTTTTAGAACCTGGTCTAGCGACAACAACCAGAGTCAAATCGTTGGAAGCGCACACCTTCATTTGTGCAAGGTACTCAGTCCTTGACAAATATAGTAAGCCTTCAGGATCATACGGGTCCACTATCACATACGGCCGTTGCCGCTGTAGATCCCAATCTACAAGCACCGCCCACATGGCGATACTACGATCCAATGGAGAGACCGCTTGTATTTCCTGAAAACTTAGACTAACACCCGCTATAAGCCATCTCAGTGGGTCTGAAGAAGACTCATTTGCGTTTGGTTTGGTGGAGGTTTGGGTAGCTGTAGTACTGTAACCTATTGATCCAGCCGGGTCTTTAGGGTGCACTACGCAGTGTGGAAAAGATCTGGAGGAGGCGAGTATGGCAAAGAAATTTGTCATATAATATCGACTAATTGATCGGTACCTTCCTTTCCGCGCAGAAAGATTCACGCGCGGGGGACAGGTTGTGAAGGTGCTCCGAAGCACTACAAGTTCTTGATACCCTTGCGGTTATCTTGAGCCTGTACCTTCCTCACCTACACCGAGATTATCCCGGATAAGCACGTGCTCACTCCTGTTTGCCACCATAACTGCTGTAAGGCAGTGAAGCTGCAGATTCATCATCTGCACCCGCTAAGCGGGCAATCCAAGAGGACACTCGGCTGTCTGGCTCCGTCTCGCATTGTCTTGCTTAGCAGACAAAGTGTGATCGATCCATTACGGCATGATCGGGTTAGCGACCGTACGTGCCAACCACCCTTACAGGTGGGGAGTACCAGATCTGAGGAAGGGAACTTCCTTGATAGATTAACGTACTACCAAGTACCTAGTCTTTCGAGTAGGTCCCATATCTCTATGGTACTCTCACGAGCATTACGTTCACTTTGAACATTACGAGAATGAGGATAATGATCTTTCCGTTCCCAAAATCCTTCTAAGAAGGCCTTCACGTCCGAGGTTTGGACGCAAATCAAATTGGTAATTGGAAAGGCCACCCAGAGTTTCATTTTACTCTGGAGCCCCGGTTCAAGCCCGGGG